ACGTCGAGGACGCCCTGGCCGCAGGCGGGCAGGTCATCCTGGACCGCTCAAACGAGCTGGTGCCCCTGGAGGGTCGACCCGACACCCTCGGCGGTGTCACCCTCGCTGAGTCGGGCCGGGTCAACAGGATTGGCAGCGACTACCTGCCGGTCGTGAGCGTCACCTACGACGGGCCTTACGCCATCTACCAGCACGAGGGCATGGAGTTCCATCACCCCACGGGCGGGAGCGCCAAGTTCTTGGAACGGGCCATGGTTGAGCAGACCAATGAAGCGGTCGGCGCGATGGGCGACGAGATCCGGAAGGCGCTGGAGAAATGAGCGGCTTCGAGACTCTGCTCCTGACCGGCGTTGCGCAACTCCTGTCCGTCGCCAACCTCGGAACGTGGCGCGACACGGGCATCTACACGGCCGCTGAGACGGGGATTGTGTTCGACGTGATCCCCGTCGCCCCGGACAACGTCATCACACTGACCGACTACATCGTCTCAGACGACCCGACCCTGTCTGACTCTGTGATCGGCGTGCAGGTCCGCACCCGGTGCGCCGGCCAAGACCCGCGTCCCGTCAAGGACTTGGACGGGGCCATTTTCAACGTTCTGCACGGCCTCGAAAGCGTGACCCTGACCGGCGGTGTTCACGTCGTGTCCCTGGTCCGCCGCTCTGGGGCCTCTCTCGGCCAGGACGCAAACAATCGGTGGATGAGATCCAGCAACTACTACGCCACCGTCTGGCGTCCCAGCGCCAACCGCTCGTAACCCACAAGACCGTCTAGAAGGAGAAAATCATGGTAGCAACAACGAAGGTCCAGCTCGGTGCGGCCACCACGGTCCGCAAGTGGTATGTGGACGTCAACACCGGCACCACGGCCGCACCCGTCTGGATCGGCGTGTTCGGCGTCACGAAGTTCCAGCCGTCGCTGAAGCCGACGATGGTGGACACCAGCGACTTCGACAGCGGCGGCGACATGTCGTCCACGGTCACCGCCCGCGCGTGGTCGGCAGTCTTCGGCATCGATCGCAAGTCGCTGGCCTCTGACCCCACCTCCTATGACCCCGGCCAGGAGGCGCTGCGCCTGAAGGCGGAGAACATCGGGCTGCTGAACTCCATCGGGGTCCGGTTCTACGAGATGGAGCCGGGCGGTCCCCGCATCGAGGCGTACCAGGGTACGGCCGCTGTCGAGTGGTCCCCAGACGGTGGCGCCATGTCGGCCATCGATTCAGTGACGGTGACGCTCACCGGGCAGGGCAAGCGGACCATCATCACCCACCCGGACACGGTCGCCTCCGTGCCTGTCATCTACTCGTTCTCCCCGATCACCGGCCCTGCTGCTGGCGGAACCATGGTGGAGATCCTCGGTACCGGCTTCACCGGGACCGTCGCCACCACGGGCGTCAAGTTCGGCGCGACCAACGCAACCTCCTGGGTGGTCGTCAACGACGACACGATCGTCGCGACCGCTCCGGCTCACGTCGCGGGTGCGGTGTCCATCGTCGTGACGAACGCCACGGGCCCATCGACCACGGGTGGCAGCTACACCTACGTCTGATAACTAGTCGTGACGCGGGCGGCTTCGGCTGTGGTCGCCCGCGTCACCCCAACAGCCACAACAGCCGACTACCGAAGGAAACAGCCATGTCCAGATTGGACCTCGCTGGTTACCTCGACGACGACTCTGTCGAGATCCCCGGCATCATCTCCACGACCTACCCGGACGGCAAGACCTACCGGTTCGCATCCCCGGACGCCAAGACGGGCCTGTCCCTGGCCTCTCTGGCTGACCTGGCCGTCAGGGCACGCCTCGGCGGTGACATTGGCGCGCAGGCAGCAGCGCTCGAGCTGGACGACAACCAGGAACGCGACCTGATGCGGGACGTCATGGGCGCAACCCTCGACGAGCTCACCGCGGATGGCGTCTCGTGGGTGAGGATTCAGCGCCTGAACCGCTACCTGTTCATTTTCTTCGCGATGGGTGAGGATGCGGCGGCGGGGTTGAAGCTGTCGGGGGGAACCCCGGCCCCGGCGAACAGGGCGGAACGCCGGGGCGCGAAGAAACT